AAACCAAAGAATTTTAATTGAAAGAAATGTAGAAAGTAAAGAGGAAGAAATTGCATTACTTTTAGCTGCTGAAATGGAATATAATGAAGGTATTCAAGCACTAGAAGATGAGTCATTAGCGAAATTAAAAGAGATTAGAGATAAATATATTGATGAAGATAATATAGGTCTATCACAAGTTGAGATATTTGAAAGAGAAAGAGAAGTTCAAAGAGAATCTTATGTAAAAGAACTAGAAGCATTAGAAGAATTTGAAGAAGAAAAAGCTGCTTTACTTGCTAAGTTTGATAAAGATACAGTAAAAAAGAAAGTTGCTGTAGAAAACAAGCAAGCACAAGCCACAAAGGATGCTAAGAATATGGAAATACAAGCATATTTAGGTGCAACTAGTGCTATTACACAATCACTTGCACAAGGTAGTATAGCTGCTAAAGGATTTGCTATTGCTGAGTCTGCATTTAATACCTACTTAGCTATTACTAAAACCTTATCTGCATTTGCTGATAAACCAATCCCAGGATATGCTATTGCACAAGCAGTTGCTACAGGAGTATTTGGTTTACTACAAATAGATAAGATTGCATCAACTGACCCTACTACTGGTGCTGGGCCTGCATCTAGTGATGGTGGAAGAGGTGGCAGAGGTGTCACTCCACCTAGAGATGATAGGAGGGCTAACTTTAGTATAGCAGGTGACAGTGACAGAGTAAGGAATGCTGAAATAGAAGCAGAGAAAGATAATAAGCCAGTTGAAGCTTATGTAGTTAGTAAGAAAGTAACCTCTCAACAAGAATTAGACAGAACTAAAAATAATAACAGTAAATTTATTTAAAATTGTTTTTACCAGTATGGATTCTATTGAAGAACTTAATGAAAAGATAATAAGACTAGCTGAAAAGTATGGTATTAAAATAGACAGTAAGCTAGTCTTTGGCGAAGTTGAAGAAATCAATATGGCTAAAGGGGAGGAAATTCTTTTTAGGTATGAAGGAATCCCTGCTGAAAGAGATTTCTGTAAAAGAATGTTGAGGTTGGATAAGTTTTATTCCAGAGAGGAAATAAATGTAATGTCTTTCAATGGAAGAAATAGAAAGTTTGGACACAACAAACAAAACTACTCCATTTGGAATTATAAAGGAGGAGTTAATTGCAAACACAGATGGGTTGCATATACAGTGATAAGGGATAAAAATGATAAAATAAAACAAACCGCTAAAATAAATAATGCGAAAGGTAAAGCAGGTCAAATAGCTTCATCTTCAAATAATTTTTGGAGGTATAATTAAAATAAATATAGATGGAAAACACAAAAAGATATAAGGCAGTATGGGATGAATTAGATGATGGATTACTCTATGGAGTTTCTGTAGTTGATACTCCTGCTAATGAATACGAATTTGTTATGATGTCTAAAGATAAGATTAAGTTAAAGGTAGAGGATAAGATGAAGCAACAATTAACTGGTGTTGTCTTAGTTCCCAACCAAGTCATTGAAAGATACTCTGAAAAAAGAGGTCACTATGAGGTAATATTTGAAGCAGATACTATTGAAAAGTTTGCCCACAATTTTATAGACAAAGGGCTTACTAAAAACAGTTGGTATAACCACGACCAAAAGGAAAAGATTAAAAGTTCATCTGTAGTTGAGTCTTGGATAATTAATGATGAGACTATGGATAAAGCCTTTTCAATGGGATTTAAAGACCTACCAAAGGGTACTTGGATGATTACTATGAAATTAGGTAATGAAGACTGGAAGAAATATATAGAGTCAGGTAAAGCAGTTGGTTTTTCAATTGATAGTTATATATCATTGGAGAGAATGTTGTTTTCATCTATAGATAACAATAAAAATAATAATAACAAAAAAGAAAGCGAAATTATGGCAAATGTATTTAAAGAATTTATCAAATTTATGTCTGATAAAGAAGAAATGAAAGATAAAGAAGAAGTAAAAATGCTAGAGATTCCAATGGAAGAAGGTCAGCCACTTATGGTTGAGTCTTTGGAAGTAGGAATGGTAGTAACCAGAGATGGTGAGGTTATGGCTGATTCAGAGTTTACCTTTGAGGGTAAAGAATTTGAGACAGATGCAGAAGGCAAGATTAAAGAGATGGAAGTCAAAGAAGAGGTAGATGCTTCAGAAGACAAAAAAGAAGAAGTGGATGCTTCAGAGGATAAAGAAGAGGATAAACTTGACTTAACGGATGAAGAAGCTAAAAAGGAATTATTTGATATGATTTCTAAAGACCCTGAATTAGAGGAAGTACTTAAATCTAAGTATGGAAAGTCTGAAAAGGAGTCAATTGATATGTCACTAGAATTGGCAGGTAAAGACAAAGATGTTAAATCAAAATTTGAAAAATTGTTTTTATCTGAGAAGGAAGCTTTAAATGCTACTATCGAATCTAAAGATAAAGAAATTTTAGAGTTGAAAGAACAATTAGAAGAAACTCCAAACGATGGTAAATTCAAAGCTGAAATCAAAATGAATGAAAATAAGAAAGAAAGTACAATGGAAGCACTTAGTAGAATTGCTAAAAGCAACAATAAATAAATAAATAAATTAAAAACAAAAATTAGAAAAAAATGGCAACAACAACAACAGTAACAAGTCAATATAAAGGAAATTTCGCTGGTGAAATATTCGTTGAGGCTTTCAAAAAAAGTGATACTATTGAAAAAGGATTAATCACTGTCCTACCAAACATAATCGGAAGTGGAAATATGCCACAACTAAGCTATTCAGCTGAATTACAGCCATATGCTTGTGGATGGAATCCAGACGGTGATGTCACTTATAACGAAAAGAATGTAACTCTGACCAAATTTATGGTAAGTCACGAGTTGTGTAAAGAGGATTTTGCGAGTACATTCGCTGCACAAGCGGCTGGGTTATTCTCAGCTAAAGCAGAAGTACCACAAGATGTTCAATCAGCTATCTTAAATGATATCGTTATGAACTTAGGTGCTAGAATTGATGAGTTTATTTGGCAAGGTAACACCGCTGCTTCAGTTAATGGTCTAACTGCATCTTTAATTGCAGACACTGACACTATCGGAGTATATACTGAAGCTTTGACCAAAACAAACGTAGTTGATGCATTGGAAGCAGTATATGATGCTATTCCAGAAGCTATAATCGAAAGTGATGACTTAGTAATCGCTGTATCTCCAAAAGTATTAAGGCTTTACAGACAAAACCTAGCGTCACAAGGTGATAACACTACCGTAAGTACAAGAGAATTAGACTACTTAGGCGTGAGGTTAGAGAGTGTAGGTGCATTATCAGGAGACTCTATCTTTGCATACAGAGTAGGTAACGTTGCTTTCATGACAGGATTGGAAGCCGATTTAAACAGAGTTGACGTTAAAGATATGGACGACATAGATTTAAGCGGTCAAATTAGAACTAAATCAGTTTTAGCGATTGCAGCTGATTACTCATTCGCAAATGAAATTGTTGTTTTTGATAATGCGTTCATTTAATAATCAATAACAAATAATAATAACAATTAAGGTGACCCTACCCTAGAATTGGGTGGGGTTTTCCTTTTAATAATAAACAAATAAAAACATAAAAATATGTGTGATATAACAAAAGGTGTAAATGGAGTGGACTGCAAGAATGCAACAGCAGGCTTCAAGAATGCATTTATAGCAAACTATGATGAGAGTTATGATTTTACTACATCGTCAGATGATGTTGGTGGTCATACTGTAACTTCTTTACCAGTAGGCTTTGAAACGTTCAAATTTCCACTAAAGAATACAGGAAATAACTATAACGAACCATCGTCTTCAAGCAGAGATGCGGGTACAACTGCCTTTAACGGTACAGTTAACTTAGTATTTACTAAAATAGATGCTAAGAAATCTTTTCAAATTAATCAATTAGTTTGGGGTAGACCAATAGTATTCTTAGAGACAAATACAGGTGAGATAATTACAGTTGGATTAACCAGAGGGGTTGAGTTTAATTCTACAGGTAATATTGAAGGTGCATTGGATGGAGTTAATGCTTATCAATTAGTTGGTACTTCGCAAGAACCAGATAGCTTTTTCTTCCTAGATGAATCAGCTAAGACTGAATTATTCGATTCAGTGGTAACACCAGTATAAATATAAAATAAGATAACTTAAAGAAAAGGAGGATTAAAGCCTAGCTACTATAGCTGGGCTTTTTTATTGTTGTTTTTATAACAAAAGAATATGGTCGTAATAAATATAAATGACTTAAAACAAATATATCTCAATACTGACCAAACAATAACAGAGGTTGAGAATGATGATAATGTAATTATAGAAGGGGACTTTAATAAGTTATCAATATACCCACGTATATATATGGATGATGTAAAAGTAGTGTTATATGATGAGTTAAGTGATGAAGAAATAGAAGAAGTAGCTTATACATCATTTGGTGATAGAGGTAGACAAGATATATACCTAGAGTACCTTTTTGAGGAAGATAAAAAATACTTAGTATCAATACTAGACGCCGAAACTGAAGATTTAATATGGAGAGGTAGGTTATTATCTACTGACCAAACTGATATACAAAATTACAACCTTTTAGATGAGGATGAAACTACAGGAATAATAGAAGCATAAAATTATGAAAAAAGATAAAATAGAAGTAATTAATTTAAATAATTATACGAGAGTTAATCCCCAATCATTACTACAGATAGGTAACAAGTACCTTACTAATGATGCTGATAATACTTTCTTTAATTTGGTTGAAGATGCATATCTAGGGTCACCTACTTTACAGGCTGTAATTGATGGATATAGCAACTATATTATAGGTAAGCGACTTAAAGCAGTCGAAGGTATAAACCAAGATAAGTTAGATAGAATCATTTCAAGGCAAGATTTATCTCTTTTGGTACATGAGTATAAGTTACAAAGAAATAGCCCATTACAGGTCATTTATAATAAAGCTGGTGAGTTAAAAGTAACTAAGATACACTCAATACCTGCTAGAAGAATAGCTGTAGATAGACCCAGAGATATGATGGATGAACCAAAAGGTTATTGGTTTAGTTTTGATTGGCAATTAAGAGGGAGGTTTAAGCCTAGTTATGTACCAGCTTTTAAAGAAGGAGAGGATAGAGAGAGTGAGGTTTATTATCTTAAAGGGCATTCACCACAACCTATGTTTGCCCTACCAGATTGGTTTAGCGGACTTCAATATGCACAAATAGAGGAAGAGATAAGTAACTATATTAGAAAGCATATAGCAAATAACTTCTCAGCAGGTAAGGTCATTAATGTTAATAAAGGTGAACCTGCTTCAGAAGAAGAAGCTGAACAGGCTGAGATGATGATAAAAAGAAACTTGACTGGTAGTAATAACGCTGGTCAAATCATTGTATCTTTTAACTCATCTAAAGAAGAGGCAACTAGTGTTGAATCTATCGAGATTACTGATGCTTATCAACAATTTGAATTTGTAAGTAATGAAGCAAATAGAAAGATATTACTAGCAAATAAGGTAACTAGTCCTAGTTTATTTGGACAAGACACTGACACAGGCTTTTCAAGCGACTCTGAACAAATGAAGACAGCACTTAAAACCTTATATAGAAATCAAATCAATCCAATCAGAAGAGATATTATAGAAGGGTTAGAAGAGATATTATCTGTTGGTTATCCTGATATTAAGCTTGCTTTTGAAGATTTTGATGAGTTGAAAGAGGATGAAGAAATAGAGGATAATAACGAAACTAAAGAACAATAAAATATGGCAACTATACTATTAAGAGAAAATGATATAACCAAGAATACACCAATTGGCGGTAGTGTTGAAATGAGTAGGTTAATACCTGCAATAAAACAAGCACAGATAACTGCGATTAAACCCCTAGTTGGTGATGACCTATACGATAAGTTGACTGAGGGCTTTAAATCAAATAATTTAGAAGGAATTT